TTCTGGAACATTTGAAGAGATTCACGCTAACGGTGACATGGTTACCAAGATTATGGGTAATAATTTTGAGATTGTGGTTAATTCTGAGAATATTGTCATCAAAGGAGATCAAAGCATCACAGTAGAAGGTGATGTAAGTCATCTTATCAAGGGTGATTATATATTAGAGGTAGAGGGAGACTTCTATCAAAAGATACATAAGAATCAACGTACCAAGATTGGCGCTGCAACGGATGATCATCCAAGAGGTCCGGGCGGTAATCGTGAAGAAGAGATTATCGGAAGTCATGGGTTCAATATCAACAAAGATGTGAATGGACGTATCGGTGGTGATGTTGTAATTAACTCTGAGGGGTCTAAGTGGGATATTATTGGTGGACAATATACTATGGCTGTTGCGGGTAATCAGATGGCTTCAAATCCAACTGCTGCGGGTATTTACATATCTTCTAGTTCTGATTATATGTTAAGTGTAGCTGATAATTTGTCGATCTCAACTATATCAGGGATTGTGTCTGTGAAGTCTGGTAGTACATTGAACATGAAGTCAGCAACTGCAATGACTATCAATCCAGAAACAACACTGAGTCAAATTGTTGGTACTGCATGGACAAGCACCACAGGAACAACATGGGCGCATACCTCTACAGGTATTGCAACAATTGTTGGTTCTGAAATTCAGATGAACCCAGATTGAGGATAGAATATGTCAGTTGCAATACATAGACACGGAGATGCTCGGGCATGTGGAGCTACAACAATTGTTAGTGGTCAATCCACAGTGTTCGCAAACAGTATTCTTGTTTCTGTTAACGGCGATGCCAATAGTCATGGTGCTGGTAATCTAGTGGCAGGATCAAATAATGTTTTCATAGAAGGAAAGGCAGTGGTCAACAACAGCGCTGATGGTGCATCTGCGGATAATCTTTGTCTTTCTGATGGTGGTACACATTGTGCTCCAGTAACCGCAGCTGGTTCACCTGACGTATTTGTAGGAGATGGATAATGGTTGATTTTGCAAACGGTAATTTATGTGGCGCTAGTCCAGAACTCAATAGTGTTCTATCAAAGTTAGATGAAGCAAAGGCTGAGATAACATCAAAAATTGACGAAGCGGCATCTACGGCCGCCGCTGCGTTTAAAGAGGCAGAGGATGAACTTGCTGGACTGAAAGATAAACTTCAGTCTATTGAGATACCAACTCTACCTAAGTTAAATTTACAAGCAGAGATTAAAAGTCTTACTGATCAGATTCCCGGCACCCCGTCCTTTTTTTCTGCTCTTGCAAAAATTAAAACAGAATTTGGTGATGACTTAGAGGCTGCGGGTTTAGAGTTAGATAGTCTTGTTAGTAGTGCGACTGCTGCAATCTTAGGTGGGGGTAACCTTTGTGACGCTGTTCCTAATCTTGAAAAAGAGGCAGGCAGTAAGGAAAAATCCAAACAAGAACCCATTGCAATAAAACAAGCAGCTGCTCCAGCCGTAGCTGAACCCGCATCTAAGGTAAACCAAGTTGTTGCAGTAGAGCAGAAGTTTGCTGATTTGCAGAACAAGATGTCAACTTTTTTTACGGCGTCTGCACCACCAGCACAGGATACTCCTGCATTTCACTTAGCATTACCCAGTTCAATCAAAAAAATATCTCTTGGTGGGGGTGCGCCTACTAGTGTTGCTTTTCCACCCACATCTATAGGTGAGAGGACAAATTACACACCATCATCACAGGGTGATGGATATGCACATAAACAAGCAACAATCACTGAAACATTTTCCCTTGCTGATGTTGTTCAAGAACCTGCTGGAACGGTTACTGAAACTGATGGCGACGGAAATGAAGTAGAAGTGGACGTAGATGCCAAAACATATGTAAGACTTAAACATAAACCAGTCAGAATTAAACAACTACTGTTTCATACCGGCACAGGTGTTCGTAAGGGATATTGGAATAGACAGCAACGTAGTATATTTGGATTAGACCCAAATATCGAAAGCACGGACGCAAATAAAGGATTTTATTATAGAAATCAATATGGTCGTCACGCTGATCTACTTATTGCTACTGGTGATTATCCTACTATTGGAGCTAACGAGGGGACTAATTGGTCTGCTTTTGGAAATCAATTTAACTTTTTCCCACCAGTTAAACTTGCTGATCATCCTGGCAATATATCATCAGGTGGCACTGTTTTTACTTCTGACCCAGACATATTTGTAGTATCGGGAGTTCTACCGTATGCTGGAACACTGGGCCCCGGCCAGACCAGCAGTAACACTCGTAGACTGAGTGATGCAAAATTAAATTCTAAATATCAAGGAATGTGTGTTTCATTAACCTATTCATATATGGAAAGATATGATCCTGAGTATGTTCCCTCAAAAACACCCCCAAAAAAGAACACTCCAGTGCCAGCTAGCGTTCCAGCTAACGACGAATCACCGATAGAGGACTTTATCAAAATAGCGAAAGAGGAAGAACGGCGCAAGGCTGCACAACCTACAGTGCCGACGCCCTTGCCGCCACCAACCGTGGCTGCACCGGAGCCAGCAAAGCCACCGCCGCCTCCGAAGACAACACCCCCGGCAGAGATAGTAAAGATTAAATCAGCTAAAGATAGAGAATTCGAAACCACTAAGGAAGACCTAACAAAGATTCTCACTGAAAGGTATGGAGGGAAGTACAAAATTGCTGATGATAAGAATATGGGACGAGCTGGCATTATAAAAGCCGTTCGTCGCCATCGCAGCGGAACGCCCATTGTGTCTGTCGAAAGACTTTCAGATGGCCGGGGCTATCGAGCAAGAGGGAAAAGCTTCGAGGAAGCGATGTTCAATGCCGTTAAACTACTTGAACGTAATCCCGGGCCGCCAAAGAAGAGAAAAAGAATAAAATCGTATACGCCAGCGCACGACGGCAAGCCAGCAGTGACCGTCTATACCGACGGCACGCGGAAGTGACCGTCTACCACGAAGACTAAATACAAACATATAAGAGGAGTTATATTATGGGAAAGAAAAAATCAAGGGCGACACAAGTTTCTAAAGGCGAACGCAACAACGTAAGCAAAGATGTGTGTAAAGCACTTCGTAGGGATTATATGCAGAATAACCTTGCACGAACAACTAATCAAGTTAGTGCATTTAAGAAGGGTAAGAATGTCATGCTGACAATTCCTAACCCAAATACAAATGAGACAAACAAACCATTTGTTCGTGTGAATGCAAAGGACGTTTGGAAGTTTAATAAACCTTATATCATGAAACAAAATACATCTGAAAATGTATAAATAATACTAAAGAGGAATGCTCATGGGCGCTAAAGACGCATATACTGACGGTACATATCAGGGACAAGAACGCGCTGCTCAACTGTATTCCGATATAGATTTGTTTTTTGGTCCTAAATCGGGAACAAACGATATCAACAGGGTGACAGATTTTACGGCAGTCAAACGATCTGTTAGAAATCTTGTTCTAACAAACTTCTATGAAAAACCTTTTCATCCCGAAATTGGTTCTGGTGTGAGAGACATTCTATTTGAGCCCATGACTCCTATCACCGCATATGTTCTTACCATGAAGATAGAAGAGGTGATTGAAAACTTTGAACCAAGGGCTAGACTCGTTGGAGTTAGAGCTATACCCAATCTTGATAACAATGCATATAATGTTACAATTGAGTTTTATGTTGTCAACGCACCCACAGAACTTGTCAACATGGAAGTTCTATTAGAGAGATTACGATAATGGCAGCAAACAGACAACGACTCAGTGTAACAGAATTTGATTTTGACGAGGTTAAGGATAACCTAAAACTTTTCATGCGAAATCAGACAGAGTTTAAGGACTATGACTTCGAAGGTTCTGGTCTGTCTGCTCTTTTGGATGTGCTTGCATACAATACGCACTACCTTGGTTTCAATGCGAACATGCTTGCAAACGAGATGTTCCTTGACTCTTCTCAATTGAGGTCAAGTGTTGTTTCTCATGCAAAGACCTTGGGATACACTACTCGTTCTGCAACAGCATCTAATGCGGTTGTTGACATTTTTCTTAACACAACGAATGCCAGCGCAACTATGCCAGCAGGAACAGTGTTCAGTGCTAGTGTGGATGGTGTATCTTATCAGTTTGTAACTATAGATGATGTAACTGCATTTAACAGTGGTTCAAATATTGTCTTTGATGATATTAGAATTTATGAAGGAAGTTATGTTTCAAGTCGATACGTTGCTGACACTCAGAATGTTGAACAAAGATTTTTACTTAATGTTGATCGTGCAGATACAACAACTCTTTCGGTTGTGGTTCAAAACTCTGCAACAGATACTACACAGACAACCTTTACTCAAGCAACAGATATTGCTGGACTAACCTCTACATCGAATGTATATTTTATTCAAGAAGTTGAGGATGGTCAGTATGAAATTTATTTTGGTGACGGTATTCTGGGTTCTGCGATAGAAGATGGTAATATCATTATTATGCAATATGTAGTGACCAACAAGGGTGCATCTAACGGTGCAAGCACATTTACCTCTTCTACTGCAATTGATACAGTCAATAGTGTCAATGTTGCTACTGTTTCAAATTCTGCTGGTGGATCAGAACCAGAGAGTATTGAGTCTATCAAATACAACGCACCACTAGATTATGCATCACAGGGAAGATGTGTTACAACAGAAGATTATAAGACATATGTTAAACAGTTGTTCGCAAACACTCAAGCAGTTTCTGTCTGGGGTGGAGAGGATGGTTCGTTCAACGATGTTTCTGGTGTGTCAGACATTGCAGAGTATGGTAAAGTATTCATTAGTGTCAAGTCAACGACAGGACTAAATCTAAATGAAGCCCAGAAGGCTCAGTTAGTAACCGATTTGGCACCGTTTACTGTTGCATCTATTACTCCTGTGGTTGTTGACCCAGAAACACTTAATATAATTCTCAATGTTAATTTTAAGTATGATACTAATGCAACATCTAGTTCAAAGGAAACAATTGAGTCCTTAGTTAGTAAAACTGTGACCTCGTTTAATAATGACAATCTAAAGGTTTTCAGTTCAGTGTTCCGTCACTCTCAGTTTACAGGTTTGGTTGATGATGCTGACCCGTCGATACTTAGTAATATAACTACGGTGTCTCTAGGTTCTCTCTACACACCGAATACTTCTAGTTCATATTCGTTTACGGTTAACTTTGGGAACGCATTGTACAATCCACACTCTGGCCACAATTCTGCATCTGGTGGTGTTATTGCATCGACAGGGTTTTTTATCTCTGGCAACACAAACGAGATGTTCTTTGATGACGATGGCGCAGGCAATCTTCGCATTTACTATTTGGTGAGTGG